GTCCGGTCATACCAGCGGCAGTACAGGCGCGCCAGGTCGCCGAACTGGAACCGGGTCGTGCGGATCAATTCCTGGCCCGGGTCGAACACGCCCACGTTCGTCTTGCGGTTGGCCTTGACCACGACTTTCCAGCCGGTCATGGTCTTTTCCTTGGCCTCATACCCGTCCGTGTCGTAGTCGTCAGCCGCGACGATGGTCGCATTTTCGTTGGGGGACAGGTCGGTGATGCCGGCGACGTTCAGCCAGGTGCTGTTATCGGCGCTCACCTGGAACTTAAAACGGCGTGCAAGAGCTGTGGACATTGGGTGCCTCCTACGGGGCTTTTGGGCGTGAAAAAGCCCCGCAGAGGTCTACGGGGCTAGAAGGGTTGGGCTATTCAGTTATGGGTTTGTGCGCCTTAGTGGCGGTTGTTGAACTCCGGGCAGTATGATGCGGTGGCGTAGCCGATGATCTGGCCCGCTTCGCGCCCTGTCAGGGACGGGGAGAGGGCCATTAGGTAGGTGACTTCCCCGGTGAACGTCGTCCCGGCCTTGTATGCGTCACACACGCCGTGGGCGATGTATTTTGCGTTGTCATCGCCCCCGTTGGGGAAGGTTTCGTGCCAGGCGGTCAGGAACACGGCGTCATGGTCCACGGTGGGCACCGGTGTTGGTGCTGCGCATCCTGTGAGCAGGACCAGCGCTGCGATTCCCCAAAGTTTTCTCATGGGGGAATGCTACCGGGAACGACCGACGATTAATAGCGTGGTGCGTTGGGGTCCGGGAAGATTTTCCAGTGGGCCATCTGCGGCATCCGCGCCTTACAGTCGTCACAGTCTTGGATGTGGGCTACCCCGGCTGCTTCGAACGGGTCCCATGGTTCGGGGTGCCTGACCCCATTCTCATCAGTGCGTGCCATCAGTATCCTGCGCTCGGCCTGTTGGGTGTGCCGGGGGAGTCGAGGTCGATGGTGAACAGTTCCACGTGTTCGAACCGTTTCAGCGCGTCCTGGACCAGCGGGACACTGTTTTGATGAAGGACTTGGATGATGTTGGCCGTCCCAAGCGGTTGCCCGGTGAGTCCCTGGAGGAAGTCCCGGACGGCGGCGGCCGTGTCGGACGCATCCCACACGTCCCCGGCCCTGCCCCGGATGTGGCATTCGAGGATGCCCCGCTCCATCGGGACCATGACGCCGAGGTTCACGGGTGTGTAGTTCAGGACGATGCACGCGTCCGGGGCTTGCGGCCACACCCCAAACACGATGGCCCTATCCGTTGCCAGATAGGTGCCGGTGGGTTTGTACACGCCGATGGACGAGTCGGACAGCATCTGCGCCAACCCGGTCAGGACGTCCTTGACGTAACTCATGGGACCCCTACTCTATTGCCTTGGACAGCTCTTCGGTAAGGATCTCAATGACCTTCGGGGTTTCGGAGAGGATGGACGACGTCAGGTAGAGGCGCTGGCCGACCTCATGCCGCAGGACCTCGTACTCCTGGTAGCGCGAATAAACCGAACTGTAGGTGACGTTGGCGCCCTCGGGGGTCACTTCCGTAGATGCGCTGGTGCGGAGGTCCCCGGACTCCAGCGGGGTGCGTTCGACGGCCACGGACCGGACGTGCTCCATGGCCTTGAACGCCGCCCCGGGGATCGCTGCGATGACGGCGTCGGTGATCTGGTCCAGGTGGACGCTGAACGTCTCACCCATTACTTGATCATCACCGCTGTGTGGTCCGGCAGGCCGAGGCTCCCGGAGTCGTTGCGGTTCTGACTGATGACGTAAGACACGCGCCCGTCCACCGTGATCCTTGTGTCGGGAGTGAACAGGTCCGCATACGCACTGTCGGTGTAGAACGTGGACCCTGCCACGACCTGCTGCCCGGCTGCGTCACGGACCAGGACGTTCTTGCCTTCCAGGAACCCGGCGACGTACTGCGGGACCGCGTACACGTCACCGGAGGCCCCGGTCCCTTCGAAGGTTTCGACCATGATCGTGTGGACCCAGAAGCCGGCCAGGTCCGTTGCCGGTGGCGGGTTGGAGTAGACGACCATCAGCCGTACATCCAGACGTTGGTTGGCAGGAGGTTGTTCTGGGAGAGTTTCGCGACCGCTTCGGGGACAAGCTCGGTCACGGCGGCGGTCTTCGCTGCTGCGGCGGCTGCGGCGTCGGCGTAGGTGAGCCGGGCCGAGCCGATGGCCTTCTGCGAGACGACGGTAGAGACCGCCACACCCCCGGTCAAAGGATCTACACCGAGGGCCGACCACGCCGCAGCCTGAATGCAGGTGGCCTGGTTCAGGACGTTCGCCACCACAGGGTCAGTGGCCAGCCCGGTAAGTGGGTCCACAGCGTAGTAGGCGCCTTTTGTGGCGGCGAGGACGAGGGTGGTGGCGGAGCGCAGCAGCGGGACGGCGTTGGCCGGGGCCGTCGTGCCGGTCCATGCTGCGAGGTCCGTGGGGGCTGCGAGGGCGTCGGGGACGACGAAGTTGCCGAACAGACCAGCCATGCGGGCCTCCTAAAGTGTGTGGGGTGTGGGCCGCGCCCGAAGACGCGGCCCACGTTGGTGTTACTCGGCCGGAGGTTCGACCGGGGGATCCGGTTCGATGACAGGCTCAGCCGGTTCGGCAGGTTCCTGGCCGGCGCCGAAACGCTCGATCAGGTCCGTCTTCGTCAACGCCTCAGCCTCATCCGGGGAAAGACCCTGGACAACAGCCCAGCCCACCCACTCAGCCTTGACCGCGTTGATGGCGGGCCGGGACTCCGGTAGGGACGGGACACCGTCAGGCCGGTCGCCCTCCACATAGGGGCTGCCGTCAGGCTGGACGCGGCGGACATGGCCCTTAGCGAGCTTGTCAGCGATGGTCTCATGCAGGGGCAGGGACAGTTCGAAAACGCCCCCACCCTCACCGAGAATGTGAATCGTTGCAGGCTGTGGGGCCTGCTCCGCTGGCTCTTCAGCCATCAGCGGCGGTTCACCTTGAACGCGGAGACGGTGCCGGTGAAGCCGGCGCCCAGGTCAAGAGACACCGAACCATCCGACTGTTCGAACCGTGCCGACTCCGCGGGGGAGAAGAACACGGTGGCGCCCGCACCCACGGACACGGTCAGGTCGCCCTGGCCGGAGGCAGTAGCGAGCGGCTGGGTGCCTGCACGCAGGATAGCGTTCAGGGGCCCGGCCGTGGTGTTCTTCACCCGGATGGCGAGAACCTCCGGACGGACACCAGTGATGGTGTGCCCGTTCGTGGCGTCGGCGGTGGTGCCTGCCGGGTCCGCCACGGAAGTGGCGGTCGTCAGGTCAGTTACGGTTACAGCAGTGCGTGCCATGATCGTTTACCTTTCCTATCAGGCAGTGACGGTGACCAGCGCGGAGGCCAGCACGTCGGGACGGGTGAGCTTGGCACCAT